TAACTGCAAGTTCTGCTGTTCTTGTAGATTCAAATAGTGCTATCAGCACAATGAAAATAGGAAACAGTACAACTGTCGGAGGTTCAATCGAATTACAAGAGGGAACTAATAACGGCGCTCATTCAATTTCATTAAAATCACCTAACTCTGTTGCTTCTGATTTAGTTTTAACATTACCAGGTGCTGACGGTTCTGCTGGTCAACCACTAGTGACCGATGGTTCAGGTACATTATCTTTCGGTACAATTTCAACAGCACTTAATATTGCTGCTGACTCCGGTTCTGCTGACGGTGTTAGTACTGAAGAAACAATTACTTTCGAAGGTGGTACAGGTATTGATACAACTGTTACCAATAATAAGATTTCAACTGCAATCGACTCAACTGTGGTTACAAAAACTGGTGCTCACACACTTACAAATAAAACACTTGCAAGTCCTGTGTTCACTACACAATTCTCAATTGGTTCTGCTGTAATTACAGAAGCAGAATTAGAAATGCTCGATACTATTACTGCTGGTACTGCCGCTGCTTCTAAAGCACTAGTCGTTGACTCAAGTAAAGATATTGCAGGTATTAGAAATATAGGTAATACAGGAACAATTACAACTACTGGTATTATAACTGCTGGTGGATTTACAATCGGTTCTGCAACTATGGTAGAAGCAGACCTTGAGCAAGTAGAAGATATTACTGCTGGTACTGCTGCTGCAAGTAAGGCACTTGTTGTTGACGCAAACAAAGATATTGGAACACTAAGAAACATAACTTCAGATGGTTCATTTTCTGCTGCCTCTGGTACATTTACTGGTAACATTGTAATCGGCAACGGTGCATACATTGGTGCTACAAACGATACAGACGCTATTCAAATTGAAGGTGATGGTGATGTTGTATTCAGTCAAGATGTCGCTGTTTCAGGTACTCATACAGTAACCGGTACATCCACTATGAATGGATCGGTCACACTAGGTAATGCTTCGGGTGATGTAATTACTGTAACCGGTACTGCTGGTTTCACACAGGCGCCTACATTTAACGGAGGATTTAATGTTGCTGCTGGTCAAACGATTGATTTCAACGCAAACAGATTAACTGAAGTCGCTGATCCTACACAAGCACAAGACGCTGCCACTAAGGCATATGTTGACGCTGTTAAATCAGGATTAAATGTTAAAGACTCAGTTAAAGTTGCAAGTGCGGCCGCTCTTGCTGCCTCAACATATTCAAACGGTTCAAGTGGTGTTGGTGCCACATTGACTGCAAATGCAAACGGCGCTCTTACTATTGACGGAGTAAACTCTGGTCTTGCAACTCAAAGAGTTTTAATTAAAGATCAAACAGACGCTTCTCATAACGGTGTCTATACAGTAACCAACGCCGGTTCTGGCGCTGCCGCTTTCGTACTAACAAGAGCAACAGACGCCGATACAGGTGCTGAGTTAACTGGTGGTACTTTTGTATTCGCTGAAGAAGGAACTGCAAATGCTGATAACGGTTTTGTATTTACTCATTCAGGCACTCCGACTATGGGTACAACCGACTTAACTGTATCACAATTCTCTGGTGCCGGTCAAATTACTGCCGGTTCTGCATTAACAAAATCTGGTAATACTTTGAATGTTGGTGTAGATGATTCTTCAATAGAAATTAATTCAGACGCTGTACGAGTTAAGGCAAGTGGTATTACAAATGCTATGTTAGCAGGTAGTATTGATCTAACTGCAAAAGTAACCGGTATACTTCCTGTCGCTAACGGAGGTACTGGCGCTTCTAGTTTAACTGCAAATAGAATGTTAATGGCAAATGGCACTGGTGCAATAACTGTACTTGGTGCTGGAACTGCTGGTCAAGTAATGACCTCAAACGGTGCTTCGGCACCTGCATTTGGTGATGTTGACGGAGGCACATATTAATAATTAAGAAAGTGATTTTATAATGGCAAAATTTGAGGATGCCCAAACTATAACGGGTGAAGTAAATATAAATTATGTTCTGACTGCTTACTCAAAAAAACTAACACAGGTTATGGGTGAGAATATTTTATTACAGGCAAAATTGACTGAAGTAGAAGAACAGAATACTAATTTAACAAAAGAATTAACGAGATTAAAGACTAAGGTAAATAATGGCAACAGTAATAAAACCAAAAAAAAGTGAAACGGCAAATAGTGTCCCAACTACAAGTAATATAGTCGTTGGAGAAATGGCAGTAAATACTGCTGACAAGAAAATTTATATTAGAGACTCTAGTGATAACATTGTTACCTTGGGTAGTGCTGCTGCTGGTGCCACAGCAAATGCGGTTACTCAACAATATATTTTAACAGGCACAACTTCAAACGCAACCGAAACAGAAATTTTTGTAGGTGGTGTTTCTAACTCTAGAGTAGGTGTTTCCGCTAATTCAACTGTAATGTATAGTGTTGATGTTGTTGCAAGAAGAACTGACGCTGATGGTGTTGGTGCTGGTTATCACTTTAAAGGTGTTATAGATAATAATGCTGGCACAGTTGCTGATGTCGGTACTTTATACGAGGTTATAGTTAGTGAAGATAATACTGCTCTAATAGCAGATGTTGGTGCTGACGCAACAAATGATACAATTTATGTAAAGGTTACAGGTATCTCTTCTCACACTTATAGGTGGGTTGCGGTTGTAACCACAACGGAGGCGAAAGAATAATATGGCAAGAGCGAGAAGTTTTACTATTGATGGTGCTACCGGTAAGTCAAAGATTGATGTAATAACAGATCAACCTACGATTACAAGTGGTGCTTCAGATGATATAATCCTGGTATCAGATACCTCTGATTCAGGGGCTATGAAAAAAATAACTATTGCAAATGCAGGACTCGCTGGTCCTACTGGACCTGCTGGGGGTACAGGACCTACTGGACCTGGTGGTTCCACTGGACCTGCCGGACCTACTGGACCTGCTGGACCTACCGGACCTGCTGGGTCAGATGGTAACGATGGAGGTACAGGACCTACTGGACCTACTGGACCTGCTGGGGGTACGGGACCTACTGGACCAACTGGAGGTACGGGACCTAGTGGAGGCACAGGACCTACCGGACCTACTGGACCAACTGGCGGTTTCTCAACTAACTCAAACGGTCAAGTTAACTCACTAGGTGTTGGTACTGCTGGTTCTGGTACTGCAGGTGAGATTAGGGCAACAAATAATATTACTGCTTACTATTCAGATGAGAGATTAAAAGATGTTCTTGGTGAAATAGATAATGCATTAGGTAAAGTAAAAGAATTACGAGGTGTTTACTATAAAGAAAATGAAACTGCAAAGTCTTTAGGTTATGATAATGATAAAAGACAAGTAGGAGTAATTGCACAGGAAGTACAAAAAGTATTACCTGAAGTGGTAACAGAAGCACCGATAGATGAAAAATACATAACAGTTTGGTATGACAAGTTAGTTCCTTTATTGATTGAAGCAATAAAAGAATTATCGGCGAAAGTAGATAAATTAGAAGGAAAATAAATGGCTGTACCAAATACAAAAGCAACTTTAAAAGAATATTGCTTAAGAGCATTAGGTAAACCTGTTATTGAAATCAATGTTGACGCTGAACAGGTTGATGATAGAATAGACGAAGCAGTACAATACTTTTCTCAATATCACTATGACGGTGTTGAAAGAATGTATATGAAATATCAGATAACCGCTGATGATATTACACGAGCAAGATCAGATGAGGTTGTTGGTACTGGTACTGAAGGTTCTGTTTCTAACACTTTTAAAAATCAACAAAACTATATTGTAATGCCATCATCTGTATTATCAGTAATGGGCATATTCAATTTCAACGATAAATCAAATTTAAATATGTTCGATATCAGATATCAAATGAGATTGAACGATTTATATGATTTTTCCTCTACCTCTATATTACACTATGAAATGACAATGAGACATTTAGATTTCTTAGATCATATTCTCATTGGTGAGAAACCAATTAGTTTTAATATGCATAATAATAGATTGTATATAGGAATGGATTGGCAAAATGATGTCGCTGCTGGCGAATACATTATTATAGAATGCTATAGAAAATTAGACCCAACAACTTATACAGATATCTATGATGATATGTATTTGAAAAGATATACTACTGCTTTAATTAAGCAACAATGGGGTGCTAATTTATCAAAATTTCAAGGTGTAACCATGTTGGGTGGAGTTTCTATGAATGGTGCCGAGATTTACTCTCAAGCACTATCTGAAAAACAAAAACTAGAAGAAGAGATTAGATCCACATTCGAAGCACCTATTAGTTATATGATAGGATAATCAATGCCAACTAATGTCTATTTTGACCACGGTAATACAAACGAACAGCGTCTTTATGAAGATTTAATCATAGAGCAGTTATCTATTTACGGTCAAGATGTTTATTATTTACCAAGAACTTTAGTAAATGAAGATCAAATTCTAGGTGAAGATACTTCCGCCAAATTTACTTCAGCATATGCGATTGAAATGTATGTTGAGAATACAGATGGTTTTGAAGGTGAACAGGAAATTATAAGAAAGTTTGGTGTAGAATTAAGAGATGATGTTTCTCTTGTAGTCTCTAAAACAAGATGGCAAAAAGTTTTAGAAGCAGAAAATAATCTAATTGAATCATCTAGACCTAATGAAGGTGATCTAATATGGTTTCCTATTGTAAATGCTTTCTTTGAAATACAATTTGTAGAACACGAACAACCTTTCTATCAAGTACAAAATGTTCCTGTTTATAAATTAAAGTGTACTAAGTGGGAATACTCTTCGGAAGAACTTTCTACTGGTCTTTATGATATTGACCAAACTGAAGAAGCACTATCAACGAATATGTTGGCATATCAAGTCACCGTTGAGGTTGGAACAGATTCATCTGGTTCAATTATGATGGAGTCCGATATAGGAGATAGAAGTTTTATTTTATTAGAGTCTGCACCTGCTGAACTCGCAACTGTACAAACGACCGATCAGTCGCACAAATTTGAAGCAGCGTCTGGTGTGACCAGTACTGCTGATAGTACAGACGATATACTAGACTTCAGCGAAAGAAACCCATTCGGTGAAACTGATTATCACTTCGGGAAGGACTTCTAATGTTCGGACAATATTTTTATAATAAACACATAAGAAATACAATTATTGCTTTCGGTACAATATTTAATACGATAGGTGTTAGACGATACAATAGTGCTGGTGAAGCAGTATCAAGTTTACGAATACCTTTAATGTATGCACCAAGAGAAAAGTTTTTAGCCAGACTACAACAACAAACTGAATTAGGATCTGGCGATCAATCTAAAGTTGCAATCACTCTACCTCGATTGTCTTTTGAAATGACTGGGTTCTCTTATGATCCCAGTCGTAAGATTAATAAAATGCAGAAATATAAAACTGCAAAAAGTGCTGACGATAAAAATGTTTTTAGTCAGTACGCTCCTGTACCATATAATGTAAATATAAACTTGTATAGTTTCTCTGCTAATTCAGATGACTCTCTACAAATATTAGAACAGATACTTCCGTTCTTTCAACCTGACTATACTGTAACCTTCATAGAAGATCAAACTATGGATATCAAAAGAGATATACCATTTATCTTAAATAGTGTTGATTACGAAGATACTTATGATGGTGATTTTACAAGCAATAGAAGAATTATTTACACTTTAGCATTTACTGCAAAAATTTATCTATACGGTCCTATTACTAAAGGTGCTGTAATTAGAAAAGTATCTGCTGATTTATACGATAAAATGAATGATGAGAGTCCTTTCCGTAGAGAAAGAGTCACGGTGACACCTAATCCAACAAGTGCTGATTATGATGATGATTACACTTATACAGAAACACTTGAGTTTTTTGAGGATGATAAAAATTATGATGAGTCCACAGGAACAGACAAATAACTTTCTAAGTAGAAGAAGAATAAATTTAGATATAGGAGTTAAATGTACTCTTCTATGTAATAAATGTGCTAGGCAAAAATCTTGGAAAGATATTAGACCCATACCGGGACACGATATGACCATTGAAGAATATCGTAAAGTAATTAATTTTTTTCCTATGGTTACAATGTGTGGTCAAGTTTCTGACCCAATATTCAACAAAAATTTTCCTGAATTTATAAAGATGAGTAATGAAAAAGGTACTGATTTAGGAATTAATACCGCCGCTTCTCATAAACCTATTAAGTGGTACGAAGATGTATTTGATAATTTTGGTCAAGGATATTGGATGTTTGGTATTGATGGTTTACCTAGAGACAGTCATAAGTACAGAATAAATCAAGATGGTGAAAAACTTTTTGAGGTTGCTAAAATGTGTGCTAAAAAAGGTATTGAAACTAAATGGCAATATATTGTTTTTAGATACAACGAAAATGATATAAAAGAAGCAAAGAATATGGCGTTAGATAATGGTATGATATTCGAACTTAATTCTTCTTCTAGGTGGGATGAAAATGATCCGTTGAAACCTATAAATCCTAAATACTGGATAGATAGGAATTTAGAACTATGAGAGATTTAAAAAAATGGAATCCTATCTGTATTAATAAAACAGGTAGTAAAGAAAAGTATTTTGGACATTCAGTAGAAGGTCATTTATTACCTTGCTGTTGGTGTTATGACAGAAAAGATCCTGAACTAAAAGAATTACAAAAAGATCATTTAAAAATAGAAAATGTAGATAATATAGATGAGATATTATTATCAGATGAGTGGTTAAAATTTTCAAATACATTGGCAAACGATCCTCTAAATGCACCAAAAACTTGTTGGAAGTATTGTGGTAAAGGTAAAGGTTATGCCGTCAAGACACAGGAAGTCTATAAATAGTTATATGAGTAAAATAGATGATAAATTAAATGAAATTTTAGAAGTAACCGCTGAACAGATTTTGGCACCTGCACCTATAAAAAAACAAGAGGTCGCTGTAATACCTGAATCAAATGATCCTCAAGATGACTTTGAACACGGTAGAGAAAATCTTTATAAATTAATTGAAAAAGGTAACGAAGCAATAGATGGTATTTTATCACTTGCAAAAGAGAGTGAACACCCTAGAACTTATGAAGTTGCAGGACAATTAATATCTACTGTAAGTCAAGTATCTCAAGACTTATTAGGTTTACAACAAAGACTTAGAAGATTAAAAGAGGTACCTGATACAGGACCTAAGAATGTAACCAATGCTTTATATGTTGGTTCTACAAATGAATTACAAAAACTTCTAAAGAAAAATAGTAAAGATGGAAA